AGTATACCTTCTAACCCTATATAATTGACGTTACATCGTAATATCGGACCGTGCGATGTAGGAATAAAAATGACGTCTAACTACTGCTGTAGGAGTCGCAATTCCTACACTGCGCATCCATTACGTGTCAAAAGCATGATTCATCCATATCATAAAATAGTATACCATACTCCCTCAAAAAAGAAAACACCCTGTCAAAACTGCGTTCCCCGACCCGATCGTCGGAGCCTCTCAGTCTGGCAGGGTGTTTTGTTATTTCGTCAACTCCGGTTCTTCTCCCTGACCCGTTCAAAGGTCTTGTCCGCCTCGATGGCGGCTTCCGTGAACGAATTGTTATACCACCAGTTCACGATGGCCGTCACGATGGTCACCCCAGCGGTCACGAGCTGGTTCACGGTCTCGTTGTCGATGGGGATCACACTGTGCCCGCCCGCGCTGAGCAGCTGGTTGACCAGAGCCAGAGCGAGGCAGACGGTCCGGACGATGGTCGCGGTCGATACTTTTTTGTCCATTTTGAAATCCTCCGTTATACGGCGTGGATGGGTAACGCCTTGGCACGCTTGTAAAGTTCCGTGCCGGTGCCGTTCCCGCCCATCATGTGGTAAGTCTTATATAGGTATCCCAGGTTTCGCAGACCGTCCTGCGTAATGTACCCCAGCTCCATGAACCGGTAGCATTCGGTGTAGATGCGGTCGTGCAGTAGTGCCAATACTGCGTTCCAGAGGGCCTTGATCTTCGGCAGCGCAGCCAAAATGCCCGCACCGATCAGCGTACAGACCCATTGGGCCCAGTATTCCATGAGAAACTGCCACATCGGTGTCACGCCTCCTTCATCCGGGTCAGCCCGGCCCGTTTGAGGATGCCGGGGTAGTCCTTGTAGGCATGGCTAAGGTCTACGCCGTTTTTCACGCCGGGCACACGCCCCTTGCTCGTGTATTGCCACATCCCGTGCTTGCGGGTGGGGCGCTTGCCGCGGTAGTCCGCGATCCACAGATCGAAGTCGGTCAGCTCGTGCAGCGCCAGCGCCGTGTCGGCGAAGTTCGTGTAGGTGTACACCATGGCGTACAGTCCCCACGCTTCGATCTGCTTTGCCTCCATTTTGACGAGCTTCGCCAGCTCCTCCGGCCGTAGGGCTTTCAGGCTGGGGTCTTCCACATCCACGGCAATGGGCAGCATAAAGTCCTTGCCCTCCAATGCAACTTGCAGCTTTGCCAGCTCCTGTGCGGCATAGAGGGCCGTGGTGGCTTTTGTGTAGTAGTACGCGCCCACTGGCAGTCCTGCCTCCACACAGCCCCAGTAATTTTTCTCAAATGTCGGGTCGATGTAAATGCCGCCGTATGCCGGGCTGGTCGAGACCGTCCGCAGCATCACGCCGTCCACTTTTCCGCTGGCCTTGACTTTCTTCCAGTCCACATTCCCCTGCCAGCGGGAAACGTCTAAGATCTCCATTTTGAAATTTCGCCTCCTCAGGTCGAGACATAATTGTAGCAGTACATAGTACCAACGTACGAGAATGAGTTCTGATCAAACGCGGTCGACAAGTACAATTTCGCGTCGTCCGTTGCAGTAATACGCCCATCACTGTTAAAAGTCACCAAAATACGGTTTCCTACCCATTTACTATCTGAGTATTGATAAATGTCAGCGTATTTGTACACACTCGATCCGCGAAGTAGCTTTGCTTCATTGCTGCTAGAGTTGAATCGCACAAACGCTACGTCTGCCGCCATAGTAGCAAGCGTCACCGTGCTTCCGCACAGCTCTTTGCCTGCCTTGAAGGTCAGCGAACGCAGGAAGACTTCCGTCGTCTTGGCCACAGCGTTCACCCGGCTCTCCAGAGTCGCAATGCGGTTGCTGGTTGCCTGGAGCAGGTCGTCCAGCGTGGCGTAGTTCACCGTGTTGTTCGCATCAAACACCGGAATCCAGGTGCTGCCGGAAACGGTCGCGTGGTTCTTGGTCAGAGTGTGGTTGTTCCACTGGGTGGCGCTTCCGGTCAGATTTCCGGTGATGCCACCGTTCACTGTCAGTCCACCGGTGATGGTTCCACCGCTCAGCAGCAGATACTGCACGATGCGGTCGTTCAGGCTCTTGATGCCCTGTTCCGCAGTGCGCATCCGGTTGCCGGTCGCTTTGGCGTCGGCAGGCATGTTCACCTGGGTCAGGGTCTGGTCGGTCAGCAGCGACAGCGTCGCCTGGTTGCCGACACTCATCGGTCCAAATGCCATTTTGAATGTTCCTCCTTACACCGCATACTGGTAGCAGTACATAGTACCAACGTACGAGAATGAGTTCTGATCAAACGCGGTCGACAAGTACAATTTCGCGTCGTCCGTTGCAGTAATACGCCCATCACTGTTAAAAGTCACCAAAATACGGTTTCCTACCCATTTACTATCTGAGTATTGATAAATGTCAGCGTATTTGTACACACTCGATCCGCGAAGTAGCTTTGCTTCATTGCTGCTAGAGTTGAATCGCACAAACGCTACGTCTGCCGCCATAGTAGCAAGCGTCACCGTGCTTCCGCACAGCTCTTTGCCTGCCTTGAAGGTCAGCGAGCGCAGGAAGACTTCGGTCGTCTGTCCAATGGCTTTGATCTTCTGTTCACAGTTCGCGATGCGGCCGATTGCATCGTTCAGGCTGGTATTCAGAGCCTTCCCCATCGCGGCGCTCAGCGAATCGCTCGTGGAGTCGCTGCTCAGGTTGTTCTGGATGCCGCGCCAGCTGTTCGTATCCTGTCCCGGAATGCCAAGCGCCGTGATATCACTCTTCGTGATGCCCACCACGCTGGAAACATGCCCCTGTCCGTCCACGGCCAGCTTGTAAAGCCCCAGTCCGTGCCCGGTGTAGCCGGGGTGGGTGTAGACAGTATCCTGCCCCGGAATGCCCAGTGCCGTGATATCGCCTTTGCTTACGCCCGCCACACCGGAAACATGGCCGAGCGCGTCCACAGCGATCTTGTAGAGCCCCGTTCCGCGCGCCGTGTACTTCGGGTGGGTGTAGACGGTATCCTGTCCGGGGATGCCCAGCGACGTGATATCGCTCTTCACCGCCTTGGCCGCGCTCGTCACGTGACCCAGGTTGTCCACTACGATCTTATACAGCCCCGACCCATATGCCGTGTGGCTGGGGTGGACGTAGGCATTCGCCCTGATGGCCGCAAGCACCTCCGCGTTCGTCTGGTATCCCGCATCATTTTGAAGATTCGACGTTTGGGTCGGCAAGGTCACGGTCACCCGCTTCTTGTCATCCACCGGCATCTTCACGCCGTTCACCAGCACCTGCTCGATGACGTTTTCCTGAAACTTTTTATCGTTCGTCAGGTCGCTCACCTTGGCCGGGACCAGAATGTTCACCGCCTTGGCCGCGTTCGGGATCAGCTGGGTCCCGTTCACGAGTACCGCTTCCAGTACGTTCGTCTGTCCGCCCCGCTCCTCCAGAATCTTCAGCCGCCGCTGGTGGTCGCGCAGCACCCGCCCGATGCCGGTGCTCAGGTTCTGTACCTGCTGGAGCGTTGCGTGGATCACATCTGCCATCCTTCTACCCCCTCAAATGCCGCGTCCATCGCGGTCTTGAATTCCGCGTCCGTTGCTTCACGGGTCGAGACCGAGCCTGCGCTCGTCACATCCAGACCGTCACCGACCATCACAAGGCCCAGCTCTGTCTTGGTTGCCGGGCGGTTCACGGGCTCTTCCCGCTTGAGCAGGATGACGTTCACATGGATGTTCGCCTCCGGTCTGCGCACGGCATAGAACCGCACGTAGCCGTCGCCGGTGCTCAGAACGCTTGCCATGCCTGCGTTCTCCGCTTCCTCCCAGTTCACAAGGTCGGTCATGCCCAGCGGGATCATGTCGGAGGTGCAGTTCTTCACGGCCACATCGCAGTAATACTGGTTCGGGCCAATGGTCGGCCGCAGCGGCGTCCAGTCGGCCGTCGGCACCGCCAGAAAATAATTCAGGGTGCCCACACCGAACAGGGTCAGGATGATGTCCAGGTCTGCGTCCGGGATGCGGCGGGAGAACAGCCGCAGACAGCCCTTCCGGCTCTCCACACTGCATGCCACGCCGGCCGCCGTGGCCGAGGCGTAGCTTTCCAGCGTCATGGCGGCAAACGGCGTGAACCGTTCGGTCAGGTCTTCGACCGGGATGTCACAGTAATAGGTGAAGATGCCCTGCGCCTGCGGCAAAGTGCCCCACTTGTTCCGGTAGGCCACCAGGTTGAAGGTCTTATAGTACCCGCCTTTGTAGTCATTTTGAAAATCGTTGACGATGTCCCGCGACCGTTCCGAGTAGAGCTTCGAGCTTTCCTCGCTCAGCTTTGAGTTCTTGGCACTCTTGGCCGAGGCCGCGGCGCTTGCCTTCGATTCTGCTGCGCTCGCCGCACTGGCATCTGCGCTTGCTTTCGAGCTCGCCGCACTGGCCGCACTCTGGCTGGCGCTCTCCTTTGATTCCACTGCGCTCTTGGCCGAGGCCGTGGCGCTCCGCTGGGCATCCAGGGCGTAGTGTCTTGCCCATTCGATCCAGTTTTTCATCTGCTCGACCTGTTCGGTCACCCAGTCTTTCACCCACTGGATCGCCGAGGCGATGTACTCGCGCACCTCGCGTCCGTACAGCGCTTTCCGGATGCCTGCAATGATCTCGTCGATGTTCATCATTTTGAAAAAAATCACCCCTTCATGAACTTCTCGTTCAGCCAGCTCAGGATGCCGCGCACCTTCTTATCGACCGTCTTCTGGTTCGTGGCAGCGGCGTTCTGCTGGTCGGTCAGTTTCTTGGGCGGCAGCCCGAAATAAAACCGCTTATTGTCCGGCGCATCCAGTGTCAGGGCCGTCTTGGTGCAGACGTACCATCCGTCCACGCCGTGCGGGGCCGAGACGACGTGCGTCTTCTTCAGAAACCCCAGCCGGTCACCCTTGGAGCCTTCGTCCACCAGGTCGAATGCCTCAATATCCAGCGTCGGTTCGATGACCTGCTTGTAGTTCTTCAGCTCCTTGTCGGCAGTCTCCTGCAAGCTGGCCTGGGTCACGTCGCCGTCTACCTCCAGCAGCTTGCTCACGATGCCGTACTTTTCTTCGGCTTCGGCGTTGCTGGCCACAGCGGCCAGAGCCGTCGTTGAGACCTTCTTCCAGATCCACCAGCCGTGGCTCTCGGTCGCCATGCCGTAGGCGGTCACGCGGGTCACAAAATTGCTATCCAGCTTGATGGAATAGGTCAGGTCGAGCAGATTCACGCCGTAACAGATGGTCTGCCGTGTCTTTTCCTCGATGTCCTGCAAGTAGTCCACCCGGATGCGCCAGACGCCCCCGGAAGTCTCGATGCTCGTCTTCAGATAGCCGTCGTACTCTTCCAGAAACAAACTCTCCAGCACGTTCCAGGCCGAGTCGAGGATCGCGCCCTTGTCGGTGGTGTCGAGCGTCTCGCCCTTCTTCATGGTCACGGTCCCGATGTAGAACGTCCCAAGCGGGCAGGCCGTCAGGGCGAACGGGATGCAGAACAGCGAGTTGCTGTAGTATTTTTCGTGCCAGACCGCGCCCGGCTCGTTCGTCAACGCATAGGTCCCTACATCGATCTTGGTCGGACTGTCCTGCATCAGGCCCAGCGGCCCTTCGGCGCGGATGTACCAGTCCAGATTGAACCGCTTTTCCATCTCGGCCACGTAGCCGACCCACAGCGGCTTGCCGTCCTCCAGAACGTACACCCAGGATTTCTTCAGCTGGATCTTGTCATAGATCGGGTTGACGTAGGTCCCGAACGGCGTGTCCACCTTGTACGGGATGGTGCACTCAAAGTTCCCGAACTGATTCTTTTCCTCGCTCAGGGTCAGATCGTATGCGATCGGGTGAAACATGCCGTCCTCGATGCTGTCGCCGACCGAATCGTAGATGATCACCCCGCTCGCCCAGCGGAATCCGAGCCACTCATTTCCGTCAAAGTTCCCCTCCGCAAGCTCCACGGTGCCGATCCCAACTTGATATCCCATTTTGAAATCTCCTCACAGGTAGGCGGGCTGATAGTGCACGTGGACGCTCGTTTCGTCCCCGGTCTCGCTCTTCAGCGCCAGTTCGTAGACGTTGTACCGCAGATCGTCGTCGATGATGCCCACCGGTGTCATGGTCTTGCCGTAGAGGTTCACCGAAACGCTGTCCACTGCAAGACCCAAGATCCTGGCGTAGGTGTATGGCACAGCCCGGCTCTTGTAGAGCGTTGCTTTCACCCCTTCGCTCGCCGCATAGACCACCGAGGGCTTCTCCGAAGGCGGCAGATACACCGTCGTCTTGTCGTAGGGCGCGATGCGGATGTCCCTGGTGTAGGGCAGCGCCAGATCGGTCGTGAAGCCGAACGGGTCCCACAGCCAGTCCTCGTCGATCGCGTTGTATAAAAATTTATAGGGGTAGAGGCTATATTTCAGTGTGACGATCGTGTGGTCGTTCTGCTGCTTGATGCCTCCGCTCACCCAGACTCTTCCAAAATAAAAGAACGCCGGGTCATCCTCCAGCCGCACCCGGTGCTCCAGGGGCTTTGCCGCCCCGGTGCGCAGTGCGTTCGTCAGATGATCCAGCGCCTGTTTTCCGACAGGGGAAGAGAAATGGTTTCCTCTCCATTCTTCGGTGCTGATGTAGAACTCCCAGCTCCCCTCGCGGGCCTTGTAGACGGGCCGTCCCGTCACGCTCTGCGAGAGGTAGACCGTCCCGCTCCGTCCTTCGACGTTCAGCGAGAGGGTCTTTTCGACCGGGGGAGCGATCACCGGGTGAGTGACCGGGATCATGTGCCAGTCATCCCAGGTGTTCTTGTCGCCGATGGTGATGGAATGATACATGCTGCTCCCTCCATTTTGAAATTTCGTGCGTTGTTATTTGTAGTTGTCGGGCGGTTCCAGATCATACGAGATCGTAAAGACCATCCGCCCCTCTTCCGGCTTCACGCTGCTTACCCAGCAGCGGCCCGTGTAGCTGGTCTTGCTTGCAGGTGAGACGGCCGTCGCATCCGCATAGAGCGTCAGAATGCACCGCCGCCCCTGGATGTAGCGCATCAGCCGGTAATAAGCGCTGGACCACTCCCCCGGCCGCGTCTGCCATCCGGGGTAGAATGCAAGGCTTGTTTTAGTGGGGTCTGCAATGCCGCACCGTGCCCGCACGTTGTCCACGCAGTTGATGCCGTAGTCGTCCCACCCGGCGTGGAGGTTCCCGTCCTGCACGTAGTAAAAATCCCACGAGCCGGTCGCGTTCTTGTACACGCGGTGCTCTGCTGGGGGCCGTTCCGGGCTTCCGTGCAGGATGGCGATGTCGGCGGTCATGTCGGTCTCTTCAAAGGCGTTCACATGCAGCGGGCTCACCGGCACGAGGTTCAGCTCTTTCGTGCTGCACGTTTCGTACTGCCCGCCGCCGTTCAGCACCGAAAAGGTCGCCACGGCATACCCCGGCAGTTCCCGCCCGATACAGGGGCGCAAAAAGTCGATCGTATTTCGCTCGATGAAGGGGTGTAAAAAGTCCGGCAGCCCCAGCTTGAGGAAAGGGTCCAGAAAATCCAGTTCGCTCATCTGCGTCTCCGTTCCTTTCGTTTGCCCAGCTGGGTGTCGGTCTCCTCGATGATGCCACCCACGAGCTTCTTCCCGTCAATGGAAAGCTTCATGTTCCGCACCGCCTCACTCACCGCGTCCACCCGGTTGCCCAGGCTCTCAATGGCTGCCACGACGTCGTCGTTGCCGCTTGCGGCAGCTGCTGTCGGTTCTCCATTTTGAATTTCCCGGCGCTTGGCGAAGCTGCGCATCAGTTGAGTGGGCTGTTCGAAAAGGGCGTTCAGGGTCCCGTCCGGGTCTGCGAAGGCGCTCTGCATCCAGTTGGCGCTGTTGCGCACCCCTTCCAGATCCACCACGGGCGTGATGGTCGGGCTGAAGTCCGCATCCTCGTCAAAGCAGCTCAGAATCATGTCGGCGCTCATCTGCGCAGCGCGCAGCGCCGAGCGCATCACGTCGTTCATGCTCCGGTCTACGGCGTTCCCACTGTCCATGATGCCATTGGCAAAGCCAAGGCTCATGTATTCGCCCAGCTTGGCCATCACGGTCGAGGGCGAGTGGATACCGAAGAAGCTCTTCACCCCGTTCACGAGGCCCTTGCACAGGTTCTTGATGCCGTCACCCACAGCCTTCGCTGCCCCGGTGATACCTTCCCACAGTCCCTTGATGAGGTTCTTGCCGACCTCCACGAACTTCGAGAACAGGTTCCGCAGCCAGTCCAGCGCCTTGCCGAAGAACGCTTTCACCTTGTCCCAGTTCTTCACCAGCAGGGTGATGACCACTGCACCGGCCGCAACGACCGCCGCTATGAGCAGACCATGCGGGCCGAGCGATGCCGCCAGAGCAGCCAGCTTTGTGCCAATCGTAGCCAGAAGCCCGCCTTCCCCGCCGATGGTCGCCGCCAGCCCGGCCAGTTTGGTGCCGATCGTGGTCAGAAGCCCGCCTTCGCTCGCTACGCCGCCCAGCGTCGTGACCAGCACCCCGCTCAGCTTCTTGCCAGCGGTCGCCAGCATCGGGCCGACAGTGTCCAGCACGGTCTTTCCGAAATCGCTGCCCATAAAGTCCAGCACGGCCGCAATGCCGCTCGTCAGAGCCTGTCCCCAGTCTCCACCCACCGCTGCGGTGATCATGCTGTACACGTCGGTGATGACTTCGGTCGCGCCTTCCCGCACCACCAGCCCGAAGGCGTTGGCCATGTTCTGCGCGGCCTGCGGGAATTTGGTCTGTACCTTCTGCCAGACGTCCTGGAATCCCTTTTGGATCGGCTTCCAGTTCCGGGCGATGGCATAGCCCAGCTGCATGGTCATCCGCTTGCCGCTGTCGTCCAGATCGAACGCCGTGGCCAGATCTTCGGCAAAGCCCACGAAGTTATACTGTTCACCCTGCCACTCGGCCAGAGCATCCAGCGCCGCTTCGCTGTCCTTGCCACTCTGTTTGACGGCTTCGTTGTACTTATCCTGCTTGTTCGTCAGCTTCTTGACCGAATAGGCCATGCTGTCCAGAGCCGTACCAACGCCCAGAATGGCGGTCATCGTGCCCTGGGTGGAGGCGAGGCGCGCCTCCTTGCTGTCTGCACCGTACTGCTTGACCGCTGCCTTGTAGGCTTCCTCCCGCTGCGAGAGGTCGCCGTCGTTGTAGATCTTTTTCAGCACGTTCTGCCGGTTCGTGATGATCTTTTCCTGCTTTTCCAGCATGGCCAGCGCATCATCGAAGGCGTCCAGCTGGGCCTGGTTCATCTCGTTGATGAGGTCCTGCTGCTCCTTCTGCTCTTCCAGCCACTGCCGGTAGGCTTCCTGGGTCTTCAGGCTCTCTTCGCCGAACTCGGCTTTCAGCTTGGTGTACTCCTCTTCGGCGGCCGTCACGACCTTCGCCTGGATGCCGATCTTCTTGTTCAGGTTCTCAATCTTCTTGTTTGACTTTTCCTCCACCGTGGCCGTGTCTTCGTACAGGCTCGCCCACAGTTCGTACTCGTCCGTCGCAGTGCTGGCTTCGTCGTCATACCGGTCTTTGATTACCTGGAACAGCGTCGCCTGCTTCTTCCCCTTCAGCTCTGCCAGCGTCTTCTCCTCGTCGAGGTAGGTCGCATATGCATCGCTCTTCTGGGTGTCGGTGGAGCTCTTCTCCGCAAGGATCTTGTCGTACTGTTCCTTCGCGATGGCCACCCGGTCGGTCTGGTCCGCGATGGCCTGCGTCAGGCTGTCGGTCTTCTTTTCCACCAGGGCTTCCACGCTCGACGTGTCGCCTTCGGTCAGCTCCCACAGTGCGTATTCCTTGTCGGCCGCGTCCATCTTGGCCTTGTTCGCCTTCAGCTTCTTGGTGTACTCGTCCACCAGTTTGTCCGCTTCGGTCTTGGTCGACTTCGTGGTGCCGCCGCCCTTGGGTTTCTTGCCGGTAGCCGGGGTCGGGGTCGTCGGTGTTTCGGTGGGGTTCTTGTACAGGTCCTCAAACCACGACATGTCGCCGCCCAGGACCGTGTCTCTTACCGCGAGCAGGTTCTTTCCCGCGTCCGTGGTCAACCATTTTGAACCCATGTCGAACTTCCCGGTCCCGCTTCCGGTCCCTTTGAATCCGTTCGCAAATGCGGTCAGTGCATTCTCGCCTGCGGTCTTTGCCTTCCCGGTCAGGCTGTTCAGCTTGTCCGCGGCAGCGTCTACAACAGTGCCCATGGCGTCCACGACAGTCTGCTTGGTGTCGTTGAGGGCATTCGCAGTGCCTTCGTTGATGTATTCGCCGTATCCGTAGGAAAGTTCACTCGGTGAATGGATCTTCCAGAATCCGGTGAACACATTTGCCACAGCGGTTGCCACACTGTGCATAGCGTTCTTGACCTTCGCCAGTGCACCTTCATCTTGCAAGCCGTTCTGTAAGCCTTCCAGAATGTACCGCCCATTCTCCGCCATGACCGTCGAGGGGGAGTTGATGCCGAACACCTCTTTGAATTTGTCGATGACGGCCGTTCCGATGCTTTTGACCACATTGACCAATGCGCCAAGGGGCCGGTCATCGTCGAAGATCTGCATGAACCAGCCCCAGATGCCGCTGGCAGCAGTTTTAATGGCCGACCAGATGCCTGCAAACAATTCACCCCATGTCTCCGGAACGCCCAGAAAACTCAGCGCATCTTTCAGCTCCTGCCAGAGCACGGGAACTACAGCGCGCACAAGGGCATCGAACGCTTGGGCAATCGGCTCTGCACACTGCACGATCACATTGCACAGCATGTTTATCACGGCAACGAGCGCCTGCTCGATGTCGGGAGCTGCATTGATGATGGCCTGACAAATCGGCCCGGCAAACATCGACAGTACGCCCAGAATGGCCATGGTCCCGGCCAGTTTCAGCGCACCGGTAGCAAAGGTGTCGAAGGCCTCGCCCAATGTTCTCAGTCCTGCTCCCAGTAGCGGGCAAAGGCTCTCAATCTTTCCCGCGATCATCAGGATGGCGATCAATCCGCTGATGGTCACAGCCGCCGTTGCAAGCGCCTGCCAGTTCACCAAATTGAAGATGACGCAGGCCGCCGCCAGCTTGATGAGTCCGCCCGACAGCGTGTTGATGACCCACGCCGCATTCAGCGCATCGCCCTTCAATTTCGAGAGTCCCCAAATAGCAGCAGCCATTCCGGCAACGGATACTCCACATTTGAATAGGGCATCCCCTGCGCTATCGCCAAGGTGTGCGTACACCGCCACAGCACCCGCCAGCACGAGCATTGCCCCGGAAATGGTCAGCATTGCCGTTGCACCGGCTGCCATGCTTGCCGCATTTCTACCGCTCAGCAGACCAACCACAGCAAACAGCGACAAGAGACATGCTTCGATTGCGACAAATCCCTTCGCCAGATTCTCGGTCGGCACCAGTGAGATCGCCGCCATAGCCCCGGCCAGCAGAGCCACGCTTGCTGCGATGGTCACGAAGGCCGCTCCGGCCCGCAGACCGATCTTACTCTTTGCCCCAATAAGGGCAAGCTCCGCCAGAAAGACTGCGATCACGCCGAACGCATTGGACAATGCGTCCGTGTTGATGCCCTCAATGATCTTACAGGCCCCGGCCAGCGCCAGGACGCCCACACTCAGCGCCGCAAAACCAGCTCCATTTTGAAAATTGAACGAGCCCCATTTCTTCATCGCGATTGCAATTCCGGAAAGTCCTGCCATCAGGAACAGGATTGCCGTCGTTCCGGCTGTGATGTTCTCCCAGTCGTCCATCTCGGCCAGCATCTTCACGGCACCGGCCAGAGTGCGCACCGCCACGCCAAAGGCCAGCAGTGCCGCCGCCATCGAGACCAGGGTCTTCGGGCTGATGACCTTTCCTTCCAGTGTGATGATGGAGCGCATCGCCTGCCCAAAGACCCAGAATGCCGCCACCAGCGTGGCAATTGCCATGGTCACTCCAGCCACCGAGTCGGTGATGTTTCCGTTCTGGAACACCGCCAGCAGGTTGCTGATGCCGTCCAGGATGTTCTTCACGGCAAGCCCCAGCCCCACCAGTGCGGCCGCAGTGCCCCACAGCGTCGCGGCGTTCAGGGCCGTTGCTTTCAGGCTCTCCATGGCCTTGCTGAGCTTTTTGGTCGAGGGAGTCAGCAGTTTTCCTGCGATCACCAGTCCTGCGCCGAACGCCAGAATGGTGGTGATGATGTCATGGAACCGGTCTTCCGGCACCTGTGCCATCACCCACATGGCTCCGGCCAGAACGAGGATGGAGACCGCAATGTTCCGCATCGCTTCGCTGGACTGGTTTTTCTGCCAGGTCTTCAGCGCACTCGTCAGCTGCTTGAAACTCCCCGCCATGGCATCAAAGGCCCTCGTCACAGGCCCTTTGAACAGGTCGCCCACCAGACTCGAAAAGCTCTTGGTCGCCTTCGCGAACTGCCCGATGCTGAACGCCAGCAGTCCCACGTCGATCAGGCTCAGCAGGCGGTAAACATCCGTTCCGCTGATGGAGTCGAAGCCCGCCTTCAGCGCCTCGAAGAACTTCTTCACCGGGTCTGCCACGGTGTCCGCCGTCGCTTCGATGCTTGAAACGTTCTTCTTGAAGGTCGTCGCAAAGGTCGTCACGGCCTCTCCGATCTTCACCGGCAGATTCGTCAGGGTCGTCTCCAGACTGTCTGCACCCTCCAGCTGGCCCTTCACCCATTTTTTGAGGAAGTCCGCTGTCTCGCCCAGTTTCGCGATCACCCCTCCGGCCACTGTGCCAAGGACGCCCAGCAGGGTCAGTCCGCCGCCTGCCGCCTGTCCCGCCAGCACGATCAGAGGTTTCAGCACTTTCTGCGCATTCTCGGAAAGCCCGCTGATCCAGCTCAGGTTCCCGCCGCTCTGCACGAGGGCGTCCAGCTGCTCTTTCAGTCCGGCCAACGAGAAGTTCTTCGTGAGGTCTTTCAGGTCCCCCAGCGGGCTCAGCAGCTTTTTCAGGCTGGCTCGGATGGCGTCGAACCGCTCCCCCAGGGTCTTCGTGCCGGTCAGCGCTTCGCCCACTTCGGTCACAAAATCTCCGAAGCCTCCCGCCACGTCAAGGATGCCGTCCTTCACCGGCTTCAGCACGTCCGCCAGTCCACCCAGCAGCTTCACCGCCGTCTTCACGACCTTTGCGATGGTGTCGGTGCCGACCCGGATGACCCGGAACAGTCCCGTAAAGGCGCCCCTGATCTTTGTGGCGGTCTCCTCGCCGATGATGAGCTTGCTCGTGGCGTAATCCAGCCCTTCCGCAAAGCTCTTGATCTGCTTGCCGCTCGTCGGCGGGAAGATCTCCTGGAATGCATCGTGGATGGGCTGCACCAGAGCGCTCAGTGCATCCATGATGTTCCACAGACTCTGCATCAGGTGTTCGCGGCCCGAAAGCTCACTCATACCGGCGGCATAGTCTGTCAGGTTGGCTTCTCCGGTCCGGAACTCCTCGTTCAACCGGCTCAGCGCTTCGTAGTCCCGCTCAATGGCTTCCTTGTCCAGGTTGCGGGCGTCCAGCTCCTCGTCACTCATGGCGAGGTACTTTTCCAGGCTGACGAGGGTCACGTCCAATCCATTTTGAAGCAGCTCGGCGTTGACACCGCCATCCCGCAATGCGTTCGCAAAGCTCCCCGCTTCTTCAATGGATTCTTCGGTCACTGCCCCGCTGGCCAGTGCTACTTTTTGCAGCACCGTGTCATAGGTCTCCGCCTGGTCGCCCAGCTTGTCGTTCAGCTGTTTCCAGCCGGTGTCGAGACCCTCTTTCAGCCGTTCGTTCAGCGCGTCGATGGACGGCACGAAAATATCGTACAGCCGGTTCGCCAGTTCCGTCCAGGTCTCAGTCGCTTCCTCCTTGTTGCCGAAGAAGGTCTCAAAGACTTTCATCCAGGAGGAGCTGACCGCGTCCTTCGTGGAGTCGATAGCCTGCTCGAAGCTCGTTGCCTGCTGGGCCGCCAACGCCGCGCGCTCTGCCAGCTCGCCGTATTGCCCGCTCAGTTTCTCCAGCGCCTCTGAGCTGGTCATGCCAGGGTTCTGCTGCACCATATCGTACGCAGCTTCCATCATGGAGGCGTACTTTTCGAAGGTCTTTTCCATGACCTTCGTGTCAGCCCACTTTTTCGAAAGGGTGCTTTCGAAGGTGGCAATGGTCACCTCGCCCTCTTTCAGTTTGCCCATCTCCACAGCCGTGTCGATGAGTTCCTGTTTCAGAGCCTTGGTGGCCGTGCCCATCAGGTTGAGGCTCTTCCAGTCCTGCAATTGCAGGTGACCGGCGCTGTAACTCTGGGTCAGGTTTCGGATGGTGCTCTGGAACGCAAAGCCCGTTTTACCGGCGTCGGCGGTGGCGTTGGCGATGCCCATGATCATGGGGATCATCTTCTTGATGTCGCCGCCTGCCGCAGTCATCTGCGAAAGGGCACTCGTCATCTCGCTGAAGCTGTAACTCGTCTCATCCGAGTACCACATCAGCTTGTTCAGGTAGCCGTTGACGTTGTCGATGCTTTCGCCCGTCGCGTTCATGATGGTCTGCACATTCGAGGTCTTCTCGGTGTACTTATTCCATCCGCTGGCCACCTGGTCCACCGAAAGGCTCTTCACCAACCGTTCGCCGGTGTCAACGATCTTGTTCGTGATGTTGGTCAGTGCGGCCACAGCTATCACGTCCAGCGCGTTGAACTTCACCTTCAGGGTGTCCAGTGCGCCTTCCATCTCGTCGAAGTTCACGTTCCGCTGGGCTTTTTCGATGTTTTCGAAGCCCTTGTCCACGTCCTTGAACTGCAACTTTTCCTGGAGCCGGTCCAGAGTCTTCATGCTCTCGCGGGTGTTCTTCTCAAACTGCGCGTTGTCAAACCGCATTTCGACCACGCGCTGGTCTACTTCTCTGCTCATCCTCTCTGCACCTCCCTCCATGCTTTGCGGGCGATCTCCTCAAAGATCGGCTTCATGGCCGGGTTGATATAATCAACGCCTTCTACATAGCCGCCGTTCCGTGTGCTGTGCCCGTACTGTAAAATGACCGCGATCGGTACGTCGTCCACGACGTTCGTGTTCGACCAGGTGATCACGATGCTGTCGGCCCCTTTCGTCACCCGGTAATTCCAGCTCGCAGCGGTCTTTCCGGTGTCTTTCGGGGTCGCCTCAGCCAGCGCTGCCACGCCCTTTTTGCCGTACTCGTCCAGCACCGCATCCAGGTCCATCCGGCTCACCCGCTTCAAAAATCCGCTCGTCTTCTTAAACTTCCCCTTCTGACGAAATACAATGATTTTTGGCATTCTGTACTTTCCCTCTGTCGCGGAGCCCAACCGTCCCCGGTTTCGCAAAGCCTTCCTCGTCCAGCAGTCTCAAAACCGTCCTGCCAAGGGCTCCCCTAATAGGGGAGCTGGCGCGAAGCGCCTGAGAGGTTTACTTTGTGCCATACTTCTTCATCCGCGCCGCGTTCAGCTCTCTGCGCTGGCGCAATGCGTCTTTCCGGCTCATCTTCCGGGGCGGAGCCTGCTCTTCCTGGCAGACCCGGATCAGGGTCATCAGGCGGTTCAGATGCCACCGCTCGCATTCAATGGGCACCCCGGCCTGGAACATCCGGGAATATAACACCTCGCTCGTCAGCACCTTCCCTGTGCCGGGCGGCCGCCTTCTTGCGCGGCGCTTTGCGGTTCCATTTTGATTTTTTTCGCCCGGTCTCCCTTCGCCTGCAAACCAGGTCGCGGTCATCGGGTCTTCCATATATCGGTAAATAGCATTCAGGTTTTCCACCGTCAGCCGGGCGTACACCGTCGGGTCCACACCCTGAGTCACCGTCATGCAGCGCACAAAGTCCTGCATCTGTTCCGGTGTCTTTTCCATGCTGTCGTCAAAAAACGGGATATGCCACTTGCTTTCCCATTTGGACAGGGAGACAAGCGAATACTCCAGCCGCAGCGTCACCGCCTTCGTGCTGGTAAATTCCGCCCGCCTCGCATCCCAGAGCTCCTCGCCGGGAATTGTGATCTCAAACATTCGTCTTATCTCCCTGTGGTTTCAAATGTGGGTCAGCCCTGTGCAGAGCTGGTCACTGCCAGCGTCACGGGCACGGCCTGCGCTGCCGGGTTTGCACCGGGCTTTGCGCTGAACTTGCCGTTCGGGGCAAGTGCGTTGATGAACTTGGTGGCCTTTTCGGTGTCGGTCGCCAGCGACATGTAGAAGTCAGAAAATGCCTGGGTCGCCGCAAAGTTTGCAAAGATCTCCGGGCTCTTCATGAACCGGCGGCCGTCGGCGCTCTTCTCGCCGTAAGCCTTCTCGATCACGGTCTTGAACAGTTCCACCAGCTCCTTCTGGCTCTTCGCCTTCACGATGCGGTCGATGTACTCCTGCAAGCCGCCCTCCACAGAGAGGCTCCATTCGGTGATCTCCGCCTCGGTCAGGTTGAAGTAGAAGTTTTCGGTGCGCTCCACACCGTCAAAGTCGGTGTAGGTAATGGGTTCACAGATCATGGTTTTCTCCTTTCAATAATCCCGCTCCGGTAAACCTGAGAGGTTACGCAGCGGCCTTCAGCAGCTCGATGACCTCGTCCGGGGTCGGCAGAGATGCGGTGGTGTTCTCGGTGCCGTACAGCTTGTCCTCCAGGGCCTTCAGCTTGGCCGGGTCGGTCTTCAGGCTGTTGACCTCCATGTGCGCGGTGGGCTTGTAGCCTGCCACGTTCACCGGGGTGGTGTCGCACTCCCAGCTGAAGGTGATGGCATCCGGGCTGTCGTTCACAGTCTCGTAGCTCTTCTCGCTGGGGGAAGCAGTCGAGTTCCATGCGATGTGGATGATGTAGCCGTCATCGTCGTCCATCACGGTGTCGTTGCCGATGCTGGTCACCCAGCTGAAGCCGAAGGGCAGTCGGCGCTGCTGACCGATGGTCACGCCGGGCACGATCTCCGCGCTGCCGTCGCAGGCCTCGAACTCCGGCGGATACATGTAGGACTCAATGGTGTACTTGAACTCTTCCGCCGCGCGGAGACCTGCGTACACCATGTCATCTGCGTGCAGCTTGGTCAGGTCTGCACCGTCGGGGCTCTCGGTCACAGCGGTCAGGCCGTTCCAGACCACGCCCTTGGGGTAAGCGCCCGTATTGTCCATCGGGTACAGCACGCCGTGCTTGGTACCAGTGTGGTAAAAGCGCTCACCAGTCTTATCCCATTCCAGTCTTGCCATAGGTTCATCCTCCTTAGTAGTAGATGGTAAATGTATCGTGATGCAGCCCGTCCGAAACGAAGTGCCGGTCATGCCCGCACCTCGGCAGGCGCGAAGCCGCCAGCACCATCGGGCTGTCCGGTTTCGGGTCGATCACTGTCAGGGTATAAAAAAAGCGCTGCAAATAAACGTTGTCATCCGCAGCGACATTTCCGATCTTGCTCCGCTCGTAGCAGATGCAGGGGTAGTTCATCGCCAGTCCGTTCTTCGGCTGGTAATAGACGTTCTCGCTCCCGCACCGCTCTTTCACGATGGCGCGCAGCAGCTTGTCCAGCGCCAGGCGCCGGTCCAGCAGGGTATCAGCCATGGTATTGCCCTCCCAGTGTCAGGATCAGCCGCGGGAACTGCACGTCCACGTTGTCGATGATCCACTTTGCGCCATAGAGCGTCGCATACCGCATGGCGTAGAAATGCTCCTGCGCAAAGGGGTCTGCCAGGATGCTCAGCTGGTTCGACACCGTCGTTTCACCGTTCACCTGGTCACCCAGATCAAAACGGCGGGTGTTCCGCACAAGGTCCCCATAGTAGTCCCGCTCCTTCATGGTCTCTTCGTATACGCTCGGTTCTGTCTCCAGTGTCTCAGCGTATCCGATCTTTCCAAACCACTTGCTCATTGCATTTCACTCCATTTTGAATCGTTCAGCACAGCACCGTCCGGTCGAGCACTGCCTCGTCCAGAACGGCGGGCCTTCAGGCCGGGTCGGCATCTGCGGCGGTGCAGGTCACAGCGGTGGTGCCGTCGGTCACGACCACACCGGCGGCCAGCAGTGCCACCGGCAGGTAGGTCTTGTCCGCACCCATGATGATCAGACGGCCCAGCTTGAACGCCTTCTCCACGTCGGCCTTCTTTGCCTGGGTCTTGTGTGCCTCATCCTCATACAGCTTCTTATCGGTGTGCAGGTAGGCAACGTAGTTTGCCACATGCAGGTCATAACCGGTCTCATAAATGGTTTTCAGCATAACTCAATTCCTTTCTGCCTGCCCTCTGTCGCAGGGCCCGGCGTAAACCCTCTCCGTCTCGCTGCGGTTTTACGCAGCAAACTCGATGGTCATCGCGCTGAAGGGCACCGCCAGTGCGCCGGAGCAGCGGGTCTCGATCAGGTACTTCTGGGCGTTGTAATCGATGTCGAAGTCGTCGAACATCGCAACCGCACCGCCCTTGTCGGCACCCACGGTGTAGTCGGCCAGGTTCACGATCACACCGATCAGCTCGCCACCCTTGGCGCCGATGCGGCCCTCCATCTCAGGAATGGTTACGATCTCCTTCACGCGCAGCTTGCGGGCCAGAGCAGCAGTGTCTGCATACAGCGGGTGGCCGATGCCATCTTCCAGCAGCAGCATCTCGGTCAGGATGTCCTCGGTGGTGAAGAAGGTCGGGGTGCCGGAGCCACGGTAGTTCTTGCGGCTGCGCAGGATCTGCTTGATGGTAGCCTGCATCTTATCCTCGATCTTGGTCAGACCGGCAGTGGAGACCTGGATCTTGATGGTGAACAGGTCCGCATCGTTCATGACGGGGCGGATGCAGTTCTCGTCGATCTTGTCCTCGCTGCCTGCGGGGCGGCCGTCGCCCAGAAGGTAGCTCAGGGCCAGTTCCCGGTTCAGCTTGTAGCGCATCTCGCTCTTCAGCCAGGAGACCACGTCAAAGCTGGTGATGTCGATCACGTCGTCGCGGTCCAGCTTCTGCTTCTTGTAGACGGTGGTGGGGCTGGTGGAGCGGCGCAGCAGGCCGAAGACCTCTTCCTTCTTGAAGTTGCCCTTGATGTAGCCCTTGGCACGAGCCTCATCCTCGGTCAGGTCAGCAAACTGGCTCTTAAAGCGGCTGAAGGGGGTGTGATGCACACCGCCCATCACCTTGCTCACCCAGTCATCCGGCTTCTCGATGATGCGGGGCGTGTTGTCGAGCAGGTGGTCATCCGGGAACAGCCAGTCGATGTTGTCGATGCTGTGGGCCAGTTCATCGGTGTCAACGCCAGCGTCCTCAAAGGCCTGCTTCAGCGTACCGTGGCTCTTGGCGCCCTTGATGATGCCGTTGATCTCTTCCATGTTGTGCTGGAGCACAGTTGCGCGGGTGTCCTTGTCAAAAACGTTCTGCTTCACGGTTTCATCCTCCTCACCGTCGTCTTCGCCGCCGTTCTCCTCCAGGGCCAGTCCCACGAGGGCGTGGCAGCATTCCTTCTGCTCGTCGGTCATGCTGTTATAGACTTGTTCGAGCGTCTTACCGTCTTTCTTTTCGTCCGCCATTTTGGCTTCCTCCTGTTTTGCGTTATCTCCGCTGTGGGCCAGTTCCTCCAGCGGGTTGCCATCCGGGTCCATGCCGTGGGTCAGGCTCAGTCCTTCGTCGTTGTAGATGAAGGCCTCTCCGCCCTCGTAGTCCTCGTCGGCGCTGTGCTTGATCACCTCGTCGATGAGTGCGCCGGGGTTGCAGCCTGCCAGCACGAGGCTCACTTCCCGGATGAAACCGTGCTTCACGGTCTTACCAACCTTCTGCAAACCGTTTGCGAAGATGGAAAAGGCGTTCAGGTCGCCGCTTTCCACGCAGGCGCGGGCGGTCTTGCCTGTGTCCGTGTCGTTGAACTTCGCATAGGCATACACGCCGCCCGGCCGGTTCTCCAGCAGGCATTTGCCGATCACATTGCCAATGTCGCTGTGGTCGTGGTTGTAGACCATCGGCACCACCTTACCGTCGCATTCCTTGAACGCATCCTGTGCAATGGTCAGCCCGTCGTAACAGCGGGTGTTCGCTTTCGTCGCCCAGCCGCTGCAATCATAGTCAAACTTCACCATTTTGAAAAATGTTTCTCCTTTCTACCCATTCACCATCCGCTCCACGGTGTCCCGCCCGGCTGCCACCGGGTCCGGCGCCCCGCCGTCGTTCGGCTGCGAGATGTTCGCATTCCGCAGTCTGTCCGCATTCGGGTCTTTCGAGGGCTTCATGCCGATGATCTGCCGGAACTCGTTGCTCGTCATGATCTCGTTGCGGGTGAACTTGTCCGCCATCTCGGCCACCATGCTCACCGGGGCCAGCTTGAACGGGTCGCGGAAATAGAGCACGGATTCGCCGTTCGCCCGCGCTTCCTCGGTCAGAAACTTCCGCTTCAGCTCGTCTACGGCAGCCGCCACCAACGGTTCAATGGTCCGGTTCTCGTAGTTGGTCATCACAGTGTCGTTCGCCGTACCGTTCATGATCTCCGGTGTAATGCCCAACTGACTGTATGCCATGTTCGTCAGGTATTCCACGGTCTTCAGAAGGTTGTTTTCGAGACTGCGGTTCAACTGCGTGATGTGTTCCGTGCCGTCGGTGTACGCGATGCCGTATTTGCTTCCCGCCAGCTGCCGTTCGATCTCGGCGCGGCGGTCTTCGGCCTGTTTCTTCCGGGCTTCGCTCTTGACGATGTAAGGCAGCTGTATGATGAGGTCGAGCTTGCCGCTGCCCAGCTGGTCATCGACCACGTCCATCAGGTTCAGTTTCCGGATGAGCCGCTGAACGGTGCCGTTCGGCTCGTTCATCACAGCATAGAACGGGTTCTCAATGATGGCCACCTGCGCTTTCGGCAGGGTCAGTTCCTCCCGCTGTCCGGTCCGGTCGTTGTACACTTCCAGCCGCACGTCGTCGGGGTACCATTCCTTGATCTTGCCCACCCGCATGGATTCGATCGTCACATCCCCGGTCTTCGGGTCGGTGTCAACGTCCACCGGCACCAGCGCCACCGCGCCTTCGTCCAGCACCGAAAGAAACAGGTCATACCGCAAAGCACGTCCCGTCTGGTCTTTGTTGCCGGATAGATTCAGGCATGAATTAAGGCCCGAATCAACGGTCTCGTCATAGCGTCCGTTTTCATCGAGCCTTACATGGTTAATGGTGATGCTGGCCGCATCCATTGCAATGCGGGTGTAGATCTCGGTGGTGGCGGTGCCGTTGTAAACACAGTTCAGCCGCACCCGGTAGGGCCGGTAGTTGTATCCTCCGCCATAGGAACTCTTTCCGGGAGGGTCCCGGTTCGTAAAGGCATTCCAGGCCCGCTTCAGCCTGGAGCCAAATGTCTGCGCCATTTTGATTTTCCTCCCGGTCAGTTATCTTTCTTCTCGTCGTCTTTCTTCTGCTGCTGTCCGCCGCTGGCGCCTCCGCTCACGATCGCGTTCGCCAGTTCCGGGTTCTTCAGCTCTTTTGTGATGAACTGCTTGGCACTGTAGCTCATCGCACCAGAAACCGCCTTGGTCAGAAACTGTTTCGAGGCATCTTTCATCACGCTTTTCACAAAGCTCTGCCCGCCGTACACATCGTTCCGCAGCTGCTTCACGTCCTTCTGGAGCTGGAGCCGCTCTTTCTCGGCTTTCAGTTCCTTGTTCGGGTCGTCGGCGCGGATGTTTGTCTGACCTTGCAGATCGCGGTACTGCTTCTCCATCTGGAGCCGGTTGATGCGGCTTCGCAGCTCCTCGTCGGAGTAATCCTCTGCATTCCGGCCGGAGCGTTTCGGTGCATATTCCACCTTCGGTTCGTCTTCCGAACCAGCGTTCCCATCTCCGGCATAGTGCTTTTTGCCTGCGGCCGTCAGGGTGCCGTCCTTGTTCTGATACCGCCGCACGCCCCACTTCATGCCTTTGATACCCCAGTGGTATAGCGCGCCATCGTCATATCTCCACATTTCCCGCTTTTCACCTCACTTTGCACCGCGCTTGAGAAATTTAGCAACGAGGTCTTTGCCACGCTGGTAAACAGACTTCCCGCCTTTCTTGCTCTTTTTGTTTTTCACGGTCTTCACCGAGATCGTTCGAATCGAAGTTCTGTTTACAGCAGAATGATTTCCGAAATAGCTGGTGATCTCACGTTCGATTCCGTTCACGTTGTCTCGAAGACTGCTTGCCCCGTTTCTCAGCCGTGTCGGCTTTTGTTTCTTTACGGCATTCATGTCGCTCTTGCTGGGCAGGCCGGTGTTGCCCCATCCTGTGATGATGTTGGTCAGCCCTTTCGTTTTCTTCTGAACGGATTCCTCGTTGAACACTTTTCGGTTCTTATCAGTCTGCTGCTTTTTGGTTTTATATGCGCCATATTCCCGCGCATCATAAAAATAGCGGTACTGAATACGCCCGTGCTTGTCTGTGCCCGTAATGATACGTGCATAGTATTTATGCCCTTTCCGTTCCTGTCCTTCCTGGCCATGTTCCAGGTAGTTCCACCAGTCGTTCATCTCATCACTCCTTTTATTTACAATCTTCCCGATGAATGCTATACTCTAACTCAAATAAAGGAGGTTTTGCCATGTATATCATCGTCGGGCTTATCCGCTCATCGCTTCTATATGCCTTCGCATTGACACTGATTCACGGAACGCTCTCAGTGGAATTTGCCGTTGTTTACGCGGCGTTCATCTTTGTGAACTTTTTGCTAAGTAAGCTTCACAAAGACAGTTTGACGTTTGGCGAAATCCTGATGGAAACGATAAAACACGATATACTCGTGCCGTTTCTTGGTGTCAGAGCGCTTGTGCTGATCTTGCTTGGCAAGTATCTTAATGACCCCCACGAGTCTCATGCTGCGCTTTTTATGTCACAGGGCATCGTGGAAGCTATCTGGGGTACACTCCTTGCTGTCTGCATTGTGGTTGCGATTATACAAGTGGTGTAATGCTTACTCAAACGCATCCCGGTTCAGTTTCCAGGCCACATAGGCGTCCATCATGGCCGCTACGGCGTCGATCTTCTGGTCCTGCCGCTGCTTGTACAGTTTCCGGTTGCCGTTCGTGTCCACCAGTGTGATGCAATTTCCCATGGCAAACTGCATCAGTTTTTCGTCAAAGACCAGTTTCCGCTGTTCGCTCAGCTTCTTCAGTTCCCCAAGCGGCACGCTTTCTGTCTTTGCGCCCTGGATCACCTTGGTGATGCCAAAGCTGCCGTTCTCCAGCGCCCACCGCTCCACGAATTCCTTCGCGTTATAGGGGTCATAGCCAAAGGCCCGCACGTCGTACTCGTTCTCCTGGATGAACCGGTCCAGATCGTCGTAGACCTGCATCATGTCCAGCACCGTGCCGTCGAATACGAACAGCGTCCCTTCGTTCATGAACTCCTCGTATTGGTTCCGGCGGCTCATCGGCAGCTGGCTCAGGGTGTAGCTCGTGATATAGTCCCGCGTTTTCACGCCGAAATATCCGTTCGACAGCGGGAACAGGAAGGTGAACGAGCAGAAGTCGTCGCCCATCGAAAGGTCTGCTCCCATCGCGCAGGGCATCTGCCAGTAATTCCGGTGGCGGTGGCACAGCGTCTCCTCGTAAGGGAAGAAATAGGTGTACCCTTCCATCGGCAGGTTGAACCGCTTGGCCAGAATATCGTTCCGGGCACTGGGCGATTTCTCGGCGCGCTCTACGTCCAGCTGGTAGGTCTCGTAGCTCACGGTCTTGCCCAGATTCGGGTTTGCCTTCAGCCACATCTCCGGCTGCCCCACCTCGTCGAGGGAGTCCAGCTTGTAGTACCAGATGCTCACATGCGGGTTGATGTACTCCCCTTTCAGGATCTGCATCAACTCCATTTTGATGTCATCGCCGCAACCGTTACGCACGGTGCCTTCCGAGCTTGCCGCCACGATGAGGTAGTTCTCGTTCTTGGCCGCACCCTGCTCAATGGCGCCGATGGGGTCTTCCCGGATATCGCACGAGAGCCACTCGTCCACGGTCGCCACCGTGTCGCGCCGTCCCTGCAATTTCTCAATGGTCATCGGGCGCACTTCCAGCAGGCTGTTCGTCAGGAAGTTCTCGATGCCCTTCTTTGTGCTGGCCATCTTGACGCGGTCGGCCTTCGAGCCGGTCGTGTTCTGCAAACTGCCTTCGGTCATGAACTTCAGCACCGGGCCCTTTGCCCGCGCCAGCGCGGTGCGCATCGGGGCCAGCACTTCTTCGGCCTGTTTCATGGTCGGGGCGGTCGTCAGTTGCTGGGTCGTCGTGGTGTATGCCGTCAGGAAATAGGCCTGTAAAAACTCCAGATACATCGTCTTTGCCGCCGAACGGGTGATGATGAGATACTGCTTCGTCACCAGCCGTTTCTTGATGCGGCGGGTCTCATAGTGACCGCCCGCACCGTGCTCGTTCGGCACAAAGACGCTCCGCTCCACGAAGTAGTACCAGCCGAAGATTTCCTCCGCCCAGAGCTTGAAGCTCTCCAACATCTTCACATCGGTGCCGTCGGTCAGGGTCAGCTCGTCCTCGCAGAATGCGATAAAGCCGTTCACCGCCTTGTCATCGTACCAGATGCCGGGGTTTGCGATCAGGTCGTCGATCCGGTTCATCTCCATGGAGATTTCTCGGCAGACCGGGATCTCACCACGCATCACGGCCTCCCGAAAGCGGCCGTAGTAGATCGGCGTGGCCGTGTTCGAGAGTGCCATGATTTATACTCCTTCATTATTGCAGCGTGCTCGGTGCGTCTTTCAGGTTGTGCACGATGCCGTACCAGCGGCAGTTCGTCTGTGTGCTCAGGTCCACATCGCTGAACTTGCTCACTTCCAAACCGCCAATGTCCGCGCCAAAGACCTTGTACATCGCCTGCCCGGTCGGGTTGGCCGGGAAGACATAGGCTGGCAGGTCGGTGGGCCAGGTCTCGGCAGCAATATACCATCGGAAGTTCGTGATATAGGCAAGGGTCCGCCCGTCGTAGAATTTGAATCCTCTCTGGTAGGTGTCGCAGTAGCAGTCCGAGAAACGGGGGCCATTCACGCGAATGTATGCAAAGACGGTATCTTCCAGCAGGGCCTTTTTGGTATCGTGGTCGTTGTTGTCGAAATCGTAACACCAGGCGTGGATGTTGTGAAAGATGCTGCTGCCGTTGCACGAGAGCGCCGTCTTCACGTTCAGGATGACGATATCGGTGTACATGGAGTCGCCGGTGTCGTAGATGCCCACCGCGTACTGGTATGTCAGCGCTGTCTCGATCAGGCAGTTGCGCACCATCAGCTCATACGAGAGGTTGCTTGCCACCAGACCTTCCGTTTCCATGGACGCATCCTCGAATTTGCCGCAGATGCCGTACCGCTGGAAGTTTTGGATGGAGATGTGGTCGATCAGGGTGCATTTCTGCCGTGCCACGGCGATGCAGTCGTCTGCCTTGAAGTTCGCGTTGACTTTGCCGTTGCCCCGGATGAACATGTCCTGACGAGGGTGCCCAATGGGCGTCATTTTGCCGCGGATTTCGATAAAGCGGTTCACTTTGGTGGCCGCCGTGCACTTCAGCTCAGCGTTGTCGAGCACCATATAGCAGAAGTCGATTACCAGCTTGCCGGAAAACGCATACACGCCCTTCGGGAAATACAGCGTTTCACCGGGGCGCGCGGCCACCAGATCGTTGAATGCGGCCAGGTTGTCGGTGGTGCCGTCCCCCTTGAAGCCATAATCCAGCACGTTCAGCATCCCACTGCTGCTTCCGCCTGTGCTCAGAGTGGTGCCATTCAGGTCGTATACCATATCAGTTTGCCTCCATCAGGGTCGTGATCTGTGCATCGGTCAGCGCCGTGTCAAATACCCGGAAATCATATACCGTGCCATTGAAGAAACGGTCCTTTGTCGTGCCGTCTCCCCAGCCCGCACCGAGGATCAACGGATGATCCACCGTCTTGTTTGCGGCGTAATTCGGGATGTTCTTCCATTCGGTCAGGGAACCGTAAGACAGGAACCGGAACTGCGTCCCTTTGATCTGAAGCAGGAACTTCATTTTCTTGCCGGATTCGATCTTGACAAAGTGACTGGCGTAAGTGAACACGTTCACGCCCACGGTTCCGTTGGTCCATGTGGCAACCACAATACCCCTTCGATCATCGGTGGAATCGGTGAAGCAATCAAGCAACATTGTCACCGCACCGGCTGTACTGTCCGCTACTGTAAAGGTGGCGTACACCGTCAGATTCATGCCAGTGTCAATGGTTGCGAATGGCTTGATTCCAGTGTCGATACATTCCTTGTTGGTCGGTACAAAGGTCTTCGGAGCCGCCAGCTTATACCGCGGTGTCGGCAGGCCGGTGCTGGGTGCATCCGGCTGGCTGGGTGTAACGGTGCTGCCGCCGAGGCCTTCCGCCAGCAGGGTCTTGACTTGTGCGTCCGTCAGTGCCTTGCCATATACCCTGAAGTCGTACACCGTGCCGCCAAAGTAGAACTTCTTTGCCGTGCCATCTCCCCAGGAAGCGCCGATGAGCAGGCTCTTGGAGACTGTCTTGCCGGTTCCGTAATTCGAGATACTGCTCCAGGCACCGAATGTCCCGTTCTGGGTCATACGATACTTGCCGCCCTTGATCTGAATGGCCAGCTGCAACTTGGTGTCGTCCACCAGAGTGTTCGATGCCCCGGAAGATTGATAGACGTTGACACCGAAATTGCCGTTTCCCCAAGTGCAGCCAAAGACACCGCGCTGATCATTGTCACTATTACTGAAGCAGTCGAACAGTGCAGCCGGAGAGCTGCCGGTGTATGTACCCGCCGCGACCGAGAACGTCGCAAGCAATGTCAGCTCCATGGCATCGTTCACAGTCTCAAACAGCTTCAGCCCAGTGTCAATGAACTCTTTCTTGGATTGTACAAAGGTCTTCTGCGCGGCCAACTTGTAAAGCGGCGTCGGCAGCGTATCGCTGGGAGTATCCGGTGTTCCCGGCTGGCTGGGCGTGACGGTAGTTCCGGACCCCATTCCCCACTCTGCTTTCAGAGCATTGTAGGTCGCCTGCATCGTGCCGTTTTTGTAGGCGGCATTCTCAAACAGGGCCAGAATGTAACGCATTGCTGCATCCGAGATGCCGCTTCCGCCGCCCGTGTTCGTCACGGGGAACACAAGGTTCAGTTTACCATCCTGAATGCTTGCTGCGGCCTGTGCACCGGTGGTCACCGTGCCAATCGAAAGACCACCACCGGCATTCTTCATCTCTTCTGCAAGCTCAAGGATGGCGTCGTCCATGCCATTGAGCTGGGAAGCATAAAGGCGCTGCCCTGACCTGAAATTGTGTTTCTGATAGTCCATGTTTTGCACCTCTCATCGTCTTTATCCAAGCAGCGCCTCGTCGAAGATCGCCTCGTCCAGCACCGCAAATGTTCCGGAATAGACCGAATCGTTTTCCGCATCTTCCTTGTGAATGCTCTTCAGACACTTCATCGAAGACGTCGTGGTGTTGAATTCCGCCACCAGCTCCTTCTCAGCATACTGCCGCATACACACGCTGAACTCCACCGTGCCGCTCACCTCGGCAGCTTGCGCGCGGATCAGCCAGGAAAACGTCAGGCTGTCGCCCTCAACGGTCAGGTCGGTGGCATCGTAGTAATAGTTCTTACCCGCGGCATTGATGTAGTTGATGCGGGGCATAAACGCCGCCAGGTCCGTACCGCGGTAAAGCCGGTCCATTTTGAAGTAGAGCCGGTTCACATCCTTGTCGCCCTCTGCACCGATCACGACGGCAAGGTTCGGGATGTCGATGATGCGCAGATTCTCATCAATGGTCAGGATCACCCGGTCAACCTTTGGGGCATCCATTGCTGCAAATAGTTCGTCTACCGTCGTCATGCTCTCACCTGCTCGATCAACACCGGGTTTGTCTTGATGCGGGTCACTCCGTTCTGGCCAATCAGCGCCACCTTGATGCTCTTGCCGTCCGTCACTTCGTCCGGCACCATGCACTCACCGGCATCGTTCACTGCCGCCGGGTACTGGTCGTTGAACAGCGCGATCTTCTTGGCGCCCAGCCAGTCCTGTTCCGCCATGCCAAAGTGGCAGAGCAAATATCCCTTCGTTCCGGCGATCACACCGGCAAAGCTTCCTTCTTTGCGCAGGCTCTGCCCGCTCACCGAGAATAAAAGCCGTCTCATTCCTCTGCCTCCTTGTCGCATGCAACATAAAGCCGCCATTCCAGCTCGCTTATCTGGTTCTTGATGGCGTCCATTGTTACCGAACTCTGCGGCGGGTCAAACAGCAGCCGCACCTTCAGCGCTACATAACTCTTGACTGCTGCAAGGTCAGCCCGTTCCCCCGCAAAATCGCTCCACGTCGCCGTCGCGTCCGTAATGCAGAACGCATCCTTCGGCCCGACGCCCATCTGGTTCAGGATCATGAACACACTGTTGATGTGCATGATCAGGTCGGTGTCGAACACAGCATACTCCTCGGTCATCCCAAGGAGCTTCTTCACCGAGGTCAGTATACTTTCCATCTGTTCTCCTTTTTGCGTTTTATGCCCTTAGTCCGGGACGCACTTGTTATCCCACTTCTTGTAGGCATCCAGATAGGTCTCGTTCTTGTCGCCATTGTGAGTGATCTCGTAATACATCCCATCAGATACGGTGGTGCTCACAAGCGCCTTCCAGTTCTGCAGGGTTTTGCTGAACCATACGATGAACACATCCTCCATCGTCAGTTTCTTGCCGTCGGTCACGTCCGCATGGGCATTGAAGTAGTCTACCACCAGCTGCTTTGCGCGGTTCATCATTGCTTCGTTGTTCATTTTGTTTTCTCCTTTATTGCATGTAATCTTCCACACCGGCCTGAGCAATTGCCACGTTCGCCCACAGCAGTGCCTCGTCCAGTTTCGTCAGTGCCAGACTGCGCTCTCTGCAAGGGCCGATTTTGCAAAGCATCTGCTCCACTTCCTCCAGCTTCGCACGGATGGCATTGCTCGCTTTCGTTTCCTTGGGTTCAAAGGTTCGTCTCTGGTACATCTCATTTCCTCCATGGGCAGGTGTCGCCCGGTCTTCGTTCTCCGTCTGGCAGTTTTGCATTTTGACCCGTCCCGTAATGGATGGCTTTATGCGTCGCCGCCGAAACACAAATGGCGTTCTCCGGGTCCAGCAGTTTTTTGCTGTGCTGGAGGACGTCTTCTTTTGTAATAGGATTCAGATGGTGGATTGAGATCTTCGGCCGGATCGCTTTTCCGCCCTGGAGCACCCAGTCCGTGATCGGGTGGTCTTCGCATCCCAGGTCGCAGCCGTTGTCCCTCACGATGATCCGGTCCCGGAACTGCCGCCACTCCTTTGATTGATAAAACGCCTGGTTCAGCCACCGGTCAAACCCGAATGTGTCTTGCCCAACTTCTCCGTGCAACTCCAGATACTTCAGCCGCTCTTCAAATGTCGCAAGCTGGCATAGTTCCGTGTAACTCTTCATCTCAGCTCCCCAAACCTGCCGTCATAAGGATCAGCACGATAAGCATGACCATCTCACAGAGTTTGGCGATCCAATGCCCGATGTTGTCCGCTGGGCTTGTATCATCGGTAAATGCGTTCACCGCCGTTAGAATACAGCACAAGAACTCCATCACAATGATCAGATCGTTTACTCGTATCGTGATTACATTCATCTCGTCACCTCAGCCAGCCAGATGCTCGCCACGACGCAGCACCCAATACAAACCGGAAAGATCACCTGCCAGAAAAAACGGGTGCTGTTATCCCTGTCACTGACCAGCATGGCCAGAATAACGAGTGCCCCAACCACCGCAAAGGCTCCGGCCTGTGTAAGAAACTCAGTTGTCCACATACTCGTAATCCTCGCCAAGGCCGTTGTACTTCCGCATCGCCTGAATGGCATTTGCGTACAGCTCTTCCGATTTCTTTGTATTCTGCAACGTCTCTGTTTTCGCCCGCAGCAGCTTGTTTTCCTCTTCGAGCTTCTTCTTTTCAAGGTCCGCTTTCGTCGTCGCCAGCTTCAGAAAATGAGTCGTCTCGGCGCTGGATGCCGTACCCTCACGCAGCCGCTTCTCCACCAGCTTCATCGCAAGGTTGATCATGTAATTTTCCTGTGCTTCCGGAGATGATGCTGGCCGGGCCGAAGCCGCAGCCGTTTCTCCGGGCGCGTTTTTCTTCGGTTTCATCCGCAATCCTCTTTTCGCACATATGTAATAAGGTTTACGCTTTTGCAAGGGTTCATGGGAGGTGTCAGGAGTAGCAGCGAGGCTCATCATTTGAAAGGAGAAAATGAAAACAAATGCCTTCCGTCGCAAAGGTAAAATGGACAAACTCGATCATGAACAATGTTAATTTTGGAGGCTTAACATCATGAAACCCAAAAGGAGGAACGATTTTCCTCCCATGAGCCCTTGCAAAAACCGCCGAAGCCGTAGTCTACTCCCCACAGCCTCGGCGACTCCATATGACTGTAAATCCCTTTATCTGCTGTGGACACAGACATCAGGATTTTACACAAAAATATAAAACGACAGCTCTTGCTGCCTCGGCTCCGCAAAGCCCAAATATCAATTTTCCCTCCGGGGAAATATCAAAGACCGGCGCGATTTGAGAGGGGGTGTCATTTTTTGAGACCCCTCCCTATACCTTTATGCACTTTCTTTGATGGTGTCCTCGTCTTCGAGGGTGAGCCTGAGCTTTTTATAGATGTTTAACGGATCATTCGCAACGATTTTGTCAATTGCGCGCTCAATTTCATAGGCATTTTCATTGTCTGTGAATTGAGAGGACGTCTCTGCCAGCCGCATAAGCAGACCAGAAGAGTTATAACCATGATCCGTATCGTACCGATACCACTGATCGAACTGGTCATACGGATTGTACGGGTTGTCGATCGTAGTCAAAAAGCATCGAACCATAATTCAAAGCCTTTCTGAAATGTTTTATTTGTTGAGCGCACTATAAACTGTGGATTCTGGCACACCGCAAGCCTGCGCGATTTCTTTGTACGTGTATCCGCTGCGGAGCATCGCTTTTGCTTTGCTCATCTTAGCAGAAGACATAACAGATGTCGTTTTCGGCATTGCGCGCTTTACGATTTCGTCAGAATCCGAAGAATCGAGAAACTTCGTCAACATGTTGTCCGAAATTGCGCCAGCCTGAACAGCTTCCCACTCCTTATCCGTGAAGGTCACCTTGGACTTGCGGCCGCTTGCACCGACAGAGTCACGTGCGCGTTGCATTTCAACAGACGAAATCTTCTTGATTTCTTTCTTGTCTTCCGTGTTTTTAGGGTCGAGGCCCTGTTCCTGGATTTTCGCTTTGATGTTGGAATTTGCAATCAGCATTGCCTTACGCTCTTTGGGCTTATTGGCGATCATTCTGTTATACTTTTCCTTCAAAGACGCAACCTCAGAAGCGTACGCCTTGGCGGCGGATGGACTATACTCCAAGCCCTTCATGTTAGCAGCCTCTTTGCGAGCCTGGTTAGCCATGGCTTTGAGCTTATTGGAAAAGTCTGCGTACAGATTCTCCTGGATCGTGCCAGATGACAGAGTGCGGGCGTCCTTCGTCTCAGAGATAAGGCTTACCGTATCCTCAGCGATACGTTCCTTGCCCGTCTTGGGATCGGTAAAGGTACGTCCGCTCTCTTTGTAGATAAACTCGCCTGTATCCTTATCAACACGGATACTGCCACGACGCTCAGGAACACGAACTGTCTGCTTACGGCGGGATAGCAGGGTGGATGCGCCACCATACTTAGTGTTGCCGTCCTCGTCAACACGAATCTGCCACTTCTCTTTCAGCTCCTGGATTCCATTCTCTTTTTCAGAGCGCTTGTAGTCCAGCTTGTGCTTCTCGGCATCAATAACAACCATCGAATGCTTGACTGCACGAGCCAATTCATCTTCTGATGCGCCACGCAAAGTCATATCAGTGATGAGGTTGGAAATCACGCCCATCTCACGCTGCTTCTCTTCCTTCTTCATGATACGCACATGATTGGGATTGCCTTCGGGTACAGCATAAGCAGTCTTAGGATCAAACCCCTCAAGTGCTTTTAGCGGCCGCGTAGATTTGATGGGCACCTTATCGCTGATAGGGATGGTCATGACGGTATCACCGTCGAAGTCGGCACCAGACAGGCGCTCTGCAACCTTTGCATTGATGCCGATTGCATCCTGGATCTGCCCAAGATTACGCTTACCATGCAGATTCTTATTGTTTACCGTAACAATAGGAATTTCAAAAGTGCCTGCATGAGGATAACGAATCAGTGCAAGCTGAGTGCCATTCTCATAAGTCGGGCAGTAGGCTTCGTTCTCCTTGATCTTATTGATCGGCAGGATAACTTTGGTCGATTGTCCGGGGAATGCCGATGCTTTCAGAGTCATCGACGTACCTTCGCAGGTATCCGCAAAGTCGTTCAGCAGCTTCTTCTTGACCGTCGGGTTATCATAGTGCATGATTTCATCATACTGCGCTTGATAATCCGCAACCGTAAACTTCAGCTGATTCTCAATCAGCTTTTTGGGCTGCTTGGATAGAAACTGAGAGGAAACGTTTCGGGACATAGTATCCCAATCCCCTTCTTCTTTCAGTTTGTTGATAGGCGACAAATGCTCCTTACCATCCGCACCGATGTACGTGCTTTGACCATTTGCTTTGATAGCTGCACCAAACGGGTTATCAGGGTCAGCTTTTGCCTCCTTCAAAACCTTCATTTTGGGAGTTCCCGAAGGCTTATTGGTATTAAACCTGATGTCCACACCATCCGGAAGGTCGTCCGAATAAACAGCCATACCCTTCAGGTAATGATCGCCATCTACAAGGATGCGAACCTGCGCATAATGGCTCTTGCCAAGGTCGAGATCAGGTACACCACGGCGAATTTCCATAACGCCGTCCTTATCCAGGCCGCCTTCATCGCCGTATTGAATTGAAACGCGGCTGGAATCCAGGCTTGCCGGACGCTGAAGCTTCGTAAAGGTGTCGCCGCCATCATCAGAATGATAATCACCCAAAGAGTCGATCTGGTCCTGATGCTGATAAGCGTACTTTTGGTCAAACTCTGGCTTGGCCAGCACCGTGATATTCGTTTGCTGGCGAATATTGGTCGGCTGCCGGATACCAACGCCATAGCGCTTGTATCCGTATTCTGCCTCCAAGGTGTAAGCAGCATTAGAAAGTTCGGTTTCTGTCACGCCAAGTACCTGATTGGCACCTTCGTAAATATCAACCATACCTTTTTTATCTACTTCTTTTTTCAAGGTATTGGCAATATTTTCAGCACGTTTGGCTTTTTGGTCGATATTTCCGGCATATTTTGACCGAACGCTCGATTCGCTCATACCGAGTTGGTTCGCAATCTCCGTCCAACCGAGCCCTTTGTTGTCTTTCAGGTCCTTGATCTGCTCGTATTCAGACTGCTTCCGCAAACTGATTGCTTTACTTCTCGCAACCCGAAACTCAGTGGGGCTCAGCTGATACTCCTTGGGGAGCGTGTCGTTTATGGCATTGATGATGTCCTTTTCGGACAGCCCTTTTTTCTTCAATGTCTCAATACGAGACAGAAAATCGCCAGAATGCTGATAAGGATTATCACCAGAACCCCACGGATAGCGACCGGAATGACGTTTGGTGCCATAGTGCTCCAAAACGCTTTCGTTGGAAGGAATGCCAAAATAGGCGCGGACATCTTTCTCGATCTGGTTCATGCTACTGCTCCTAACTTCAATTCTGCAATTACCTTATCAAACTCGCGAATCTTCTCGATGATGGGGTCAATATCCTCATATGTCGGATTTTCGATCCAAACATCGTCATTCTGGTAGATACGAGCCTCGAACTGAATATCTTTCGGTCGAATCCCGTATTCCATGCAGAACAGAGCAGCATAAATAAAGAGCTGTTCCATATGTGCAGGAACAGCTCCGGTTTTAAGATCATGGATGCGAAGGAGATCGTCGTTGAACGAAATCGCATCCGCAGTTCCAAAGCAGTTCTCACTGTAGTAAAGAACCATCTCCGGGATCATACGGAAGCCAATTGCGTCGTTGACATAGGCATTGAGCGTCTTTTTGCTCTTAGGCAGCTTCTGTCGGAGTGTAATGCACTCTGCTGCAAATGCGTGAAGCCTCGTGCCTTTTTCTTTTGCTTGAAAGCTCAAGTACGCATCGGCCAAACGCTGTGCGTCGTAATTGAGCCAATGATACTTACTGGCTCCCAGAAACGCGTGCTGCCCTGTGAGCCTCGAATGATCGTTCCATTGCATTGAGTATCTCCTCCTTGTTTTCGGGATAGATAAAGGCCGCAAAGCTCATCTCGCTCATATGCTGAACATAATAGTCCTGGTTCGGGCGATGTGATGCTTTTGCTGACTTTTTACCTTCCAATGCAGCCCATGTGTCCTCATGCAAAACCAAGAGATCCGGGATACCCTGAATCTCGTTTGGATCAAGATGAACAACCATGCAACCAGGAAAGCGTTCTTTCAGTTCCTTTACCAATCCTGTCTTAAATTTGTTTTCGAGCATAGTGCAACCTCCAAAATGAAAGGAATAGTGCGTAAGACGCATTCTACTCCCCCCATAAAAGGGGATGTTTTTATCGCGGGAGTTTTTGTGAGAAAGCGTGAATTTTTGTGAAAAAATGGACAAAGAAAAAAGCCCCTGCGTTATTAGCGCAGAGACTTTTACAATTAACAGTATTACCGCTTAGAACCCATCGAAATCATATTCATTATGCGGAACATGTAGATTTTCATAGCGACCATCTAACCATTCAGGTTCAGGCTCAAAGTCATCGGCATAGCTTGCTTCTTCTGTTGGGGAAGATGCGATATCTATGTCTCTCTCCTCGATTTCGCTCTCGCATTCTGGGCATACCCAAAGCTCACCGTGCTGTTCCATTCGGCAATGACAATCCCAGCACCAATGTTCACCTGTGGGTTGATCATAACCCGGAGCATGAATCACACGGTATTCAAATGAGCCATCCGGATGTTTCACCCACAGAACTGGTAGACCCAATTCCAATGTGCTGTAAACCCAAATCTCATCGCCATTTGGAAGAACATCGCGTCCCTCGTAAGAACAGTCGTGTACCCGCCAGTTTTCAGCCAACTCGTCCATGTAGTCCATACTCTTTACCTCGTAGAATCAGAAGCGTTACGTTCGTACACTGTGGTTCTATGATACATCCATGGGCAAGTTTTTTCAAGCCCAAAATAGCACTGGCCAAAAACCCGTTTTTCAGCGTCAATTACTATATATAATTTTTCATTTTTTTTCATTAACTAAAAGAAAAAAGTGGGTTTTTGGCCAAAGCCTGATTTTCCTCAAAAAACTCTCGCTTCCTTTTCGCGTGCAAGTGTGTTATACT